GAGAAGGAGTATTTACCAAAGAACAAATAATAAAAAAAATGAAAGAAGATATAATTCCTAAAAGGAGAAAAAATGGATTGGATAGAAGAACATCAAAAAGAATGTAAAATTCTTGATTCTGATAAATGCATGGAGTGTTTCCATATTAGTGAAGCTGTATGGGCTTTAACGGAAGCACACGAAGAAAGGAACAAAAAAAAGAGAGGTAAAAAATGAAAAAACCTAATTATGCGGAAATGAAAGATATGTTGGCTCGCAGAGAAGCTGAGTCAATGTCTCAAAAAGAATTACATGAAATATTGTTATTTGGAACAATGGGATGGGATTCTTGGGACGATGAAGATATTTTAGAAATGTTTATTAATATCTTTGGAGAACATCAAATACCAAAAAAGGAGGCTAAATGAATATAGCTACAATTATATTATTAGTTGTCACACTTGTGATTATGGGTGTTGCATATATAATGTTATCAAAAGATGATTGGAGGTTGTAATGAAGGGTTTATTATGGAAATATTGCAGACCAATAACCTGGTGGATTATAATTATAACAGGTTTTATATTTTGGTTTAAAGTGATAAAGATAATTGTTTCGTGGTTATCAAAATAATGGAATTTTTATATGAAATAGACATAAAGATTTATATATTTTTAGCATTTCTGTTCTATTTATGCTATTTAGTAATTGAATAATTAAAATAACTATTGTTATTTAATTTAATATGTATTAGGTTATATAGCAATCCTAACTAACATGAGAGGTTATAATGGAAAATAATGAAGTAAAATCAAAGCAGTATATCATAAAGAATATACCACCAGATACTTGGAGACAATTTAAGATTAAGTTGCTTCAAGGAGAAATGAACACCTACAACGAGTGCCTATTAAAGCTAATTGATAGCTACGCTCAAGGAAAGATAAGTGTTTAACCCTGTTGATATTGAAAAGGTATACGAAGACTACATAAACAAACAAAACGAGAAAAATAAAGAAGAACGCTACAAAGGTAACGAACATTACTTTCAAGCGAGCAACTCTGGTAATTGTGCTAGAAAGATTTACTATTCTAGTGTGGAAAACGTACACCCTACAAATCCCCCAGATAAAAGAAGTTCCAGGCTTTTAAGACTTGGAACTATTGTGCATGAAGACTTACAATCTGCCTTTACTAATATAGTTAACTATAATAGTTATCTATTAAAAAAAGAAAAAGAAGTAAAAGAAAAAAAGTTTGAAATACATATGGAAAAAGAGATTCTAATACCTGAGTTTAATGTTCGTGGTTTCTACGACCTTGTTATTGAATGTAATGATAAAGTTTATTTGTATGATTTTAAAACTATGGCTAGCTTTTCGTGGTCGCTAAAGTTTGGTAGAAAATATAAATCCCCCAACCAATCTGACCACCAAGAGCTACAGCTTGGAACTTATGGATATGGAATAAAGAAAGAATTTGGAAGACTTGATGGAATGTTCTTGTGTTACTACAAGAAAGATGATTCAAGGATGAAAGTAATTCCAGTATCGCTTGACTATGTAGATAAAGCTAAGAGATTTTGGAAGAATGTTAATGAAGAAATAAAGGGTGGTTTACCTATGTTTAATCTTGGCGTGAGTCCTGCCAGTTCTTGGAATTGCAGGTATTGTCAATTTTATGACCATTGTAGACCACCTTCATTTTAATACAGGAGGTAAAATGATAAAAGAAAAAGACTTGAAAAAGCTACATGCAGAAACGCCTGAAAATGAGAGGAAATATAGAGTTGGTAATACTTTTACCTATCAAGGTCAAAAGTTAGGTAATATGCTATGTTATGTTGATGCTAGGTATGTTCAAGACAAACTTGACGAAGTTGTTGGTGTAGGAAATTGGGGTTCAGACTTTTTAGAAATAAAAGGTAACCTTTTTTGTAGAATTACCATTAATTTTGTTAGGGATGATAACACAATAGGTGTGGTATCTAAAATGGATTGTGGAACTGAATCTAATGTTGAAAAACAAAAGGGTGAAGCAAGTGATGCATTTAAGAGAGCGGCAGTTCAGTTTGGTATAGGCAGAGACTTATATAGCCTTGATAGTAGTAAATATAGGGCTGAAATGACTGAATTTAACGGTAAATGGTATCCACCTAAAAACTGGAAACCAAAAAAGTAAACAAGGAGTAAAGATGACAAACGAAATAGATAATGTTTTTGACAGCTCTACTGAGAGTAGTTTTTTCGTTGAAAACAAATCACCTAAAAAAGAGAATGTATTTGTACCAGCAGTACCTGGAACATATGTTGGACATATTGTTGATATAAAATCTAATGTGTATGATGTTAAAGGTGGTGAATATAAAGCTAGAATATATAACTTTTATGTTCAGTTAGCTAAAGAAAATGAAGGTAACAAGTATAAAGTTGAAGACAAAATGGTTGATGGTAAAGAGTTTATAGGAAGAAAATTAAGGTCTGACGGTATTTTTAGATATTTAGAACCAGGACCTAATGATTCCTTTAAGGGAAGACCTGATATGAATATGGGTTACTTAAAGTTTTGCGAAGCCATTGGGTTAGAATGTAAAGAAGTTAAAAAAGAAATAGACGGTAATGAGGTTACTGTTAAACAATTGCCTTCTATAGTTGAGGAAGAAATTCTTGGTAAGGCTGTTAAGGTTACCACTAAATATGGGAGACCTTATAAGAATAGTAAGGGTTTTGATACAACACCTCTTGTTATTAAATATTTTAACATTTGGGAAGATGGAAAAGATAAAACAATAGAAAAAACTAATTTGGATGAAATTCCATTTTAATAATAATTATAGGCAGTCACTCACGTTCCGAATGTCCTACCTTTGCGACACTTCGCAACTATCTTAACCGATGTGGGTGGCTGTCTTAACTTAAATAAGGAGAAATTATGGGTAGAGCTATAGATATGGAAAATAATATAGAGAAGCATGAAAGAAGAATATTTAAGCTTGAAGGTGCTGTAGAGGAGATGATACAATTACTTGAAAGTATTAGAGTTAAATTTGAGAAAATACAAGCGTCTCAAAGCAAAAAACATAACAAAAGGAGTACAGATGTCAAGAAAAAAACCAACAATAAAGGAGCTAAATCAAATAGTTCTGGAAAATAGAGAAGGTATAAATCTTGCTTTTAAAAGCATTGAAGAAAATCGAGCGTTTGTTCTTGGAATAGACAGGCTTCTTGATTGGTATATCGAATATAAAGAGGATATAGATGGATTTAAAAAATACATTCAAAAAAATAAATCTGAACAGAAATCAGAGGATTCAGACGGAGCTAAGGACAGTTTATCTGATAAACAACAAGACGTTCCTAAAAAGAGCTCAAGCAAGGCTGTATCAAAAAAAACTAAGTAATTACAAACAAGTAGAGGACAAAATGGTAAACGACCTACAAAAAATAATAGAACAATTGTTGGATAATAATAATTGGGGTTTATACTTTAAAGCAAATCCTCTTGAGCAACTTCCTTCACAAGATGGACAACATATTTATCAAGTGAATAATGTTAGTAAGGAAGAGGTTTCTACTGCGATAGTAAAAGCTATCCAGGATGATTTGCAAAAAAATATAGACTAGAGTCTCGGACAGGAGAAAGGAGCATATACAATGGAAGAAATTCCTTTTAGCGAGGAAACGGAGGATATTATTCTCGGAAATGTAATGAATTACGAGGATGAATATGATAACGTTGCGCCATATTTAAGAGGTGGAACGGTTTTTTATCAAGACTTAGCAAAGATGCTTTGGGATAAAATTACAGACTTAAAGAAAAAACAAATGCCTATTGATTTGATTACTGTTTGCAATTCTTTGAATAAAGATGAAATGCTAATAGGATTAAATACTGAATACGTTACTAAATGTTTTACTAGCGCCACTACTGGTGGTATGAGCAAAACATATGCACACCAAATATATGAAAAATATTTATTAAGGCAGCTTATAGAAAAGGCAACAGAAATTAAAGATAAGGCTTCTAAGAATCTATCGAATGCACACGATACCCTTCTAGAAACACACACACTACTTGGAAGTCTTATCGAAATTAGACCATCGCAAAATTTTAGTATAGATGATTCTTTAAACTTAGCTATAAACGATATAAGTTCTAGAGAATCAAAATTAATTTCAACTGGATATGAAAGTGTTGACAGATTCGCAGGTGGATTAACACGAGGTGAAGTGAGTATCATTGGAGGACGACCTGGACATGGGAAAACTACGTATATGCTCAACCTCCTGTCGAGAATGCTTGATAACGGATACCGTGTCATGCTGTTTAATAGAGAGTTACCTAATGTTGAGGTTATGAAAAAGTTAATCTGCCTCGAATCTGACAGCCTATCCTATTCAATGATAAGAAAGGGGATTTATGATGACAAAGGACTTGAGGAGCTTGAAAGGGTTCGTAGGAAAATTGTTAAGAAGTATTCTAAAGATAACTTCGTTATGTTTGATAATCTCAGGGATTTTTCTTCTTCGTCTATCGAAGTTAAGAAGTTCAAACCTGATGTAATATTTGATGACTATATTCAGTTAATTGCTTTAGAGTCTAAATTAGATAGAAGATTTCAAATTGAGAAGTTAGTTAATGACTACAAATGGATGGCAAAAGAACAAAAAGCAGCCATTGTATTAGCTTCACAATTAAATAGAAATGTAGAATACCGTGGTAACGGTGGAAGACCTCAGCTTTCAGATTTAGCAGAGAGTGGTGCTATTGAGCAGGTAGCAGAGAACGTGTTATTTGTTTATTACGAATACAAAGTTAACCCTAAGAGTGACTTAGGAAGAGATATAATTACTTTATGTGCTAGAAAAGTTAGATATGGACAGACTGGAGATATTCATCTAGGGTATAAAGGAGATAAATGTAAGGTGTATAATAATGAAAAAGAAGCAGAACAAGAAGAACAAATCCAAAAATCAATTCTCCCATTTGACTAAATTCATTGGGATTGACCCAGGAAAATCAGGCGGAATTACATTAATTTCTGATGAAGGTATAGAAAGTATTAAGTGTCCTAAAGAACCTGTCGATATGGCTATGTTTTTCCAATATTTTATAGGTAATACAGCACCACATAATATAGGAATTTTAATTGAAAGGGTATGGGCAAGGCCAACTAACGGTTCTAGGCATGCTTTTGCTTATGGATTTAATTATGGTTTATGGTTTGGTATAATTGCAATGAAAGATATAGAGTTACATACTACTTTGCCTAGCAAATGGATTCAATACTTTAACTGTCCTAAAGGTATGGAATATAATGAGAGAAAAAAATGGTTAAAAGAAAAAGCAAAGAAGTTGTACCCAAATATTAAAAGAGTAACTTTAGCTATGGCAGATTCAATTCTCATAGCACATTACGCAAAAGAAGAATTTTTTAACAAATAATAAAGGAGATAAAATGGGAAGAAAAATAGTTCCAATTCAACTGCATGAAGGTGGAGATTCAATGCCACCTGGAAAAAGAGGTGTTATTAATTTTTACAAAGAGTTAATATCTAAATGTAAATGTAATAGAAAGAGAACAACAATTCATGGAACTTACATTGATGATAAGTTTATTGAAGGTCTTGAATTTAGACTTAATGAACTAGAAGATAAGTTGTTTTGATTACACTTGAGTATATTTACAACAAATTTAACGGAGAACTTAACATATACAAGAAAGGAGAATGGATGCCATTAACAAAAGGGTATTGTAAAGAGTTTGACCTTGATTTAAAGTTCGGTAAAATGGGAGAAGAATTTGTTCAAGGTGTTTTAGAAGGAAATTCTAAAATAGAAATAAAAACAGAAAGAGATAAATGGAAAGATACAGGCAATATAGCTATTGAAATAAGATGTAATGGAAAACCTTCGGGTTTAACAACAACTGAAGCATCTGCTTGGGTTCATTTATTATCTTATAAAGATGATATACTTGGTGGTTTTATTTTAAATGTTAAAAAACTTAAAGAAAGAATTAAAGAATTAAATGAGCAGAAAAAGGTTAAGATAGTTATGGGTGGAGATGATAATGCATCTCAATTAGTTTTAGTCCCTATTAAAGAAATATTTAAATTATCAATTTAATAAAATACTCTATATCTATTATATAAGGCTTTATCTTCGTCATCTAAGCTGTTATAAAAATCATCATGAAACGCTTTATGGTGAGGCGCTGTATCTATGTCTTGCATGTTTGATACATGCCCTAATATAGAATATCTTCTCATTAAACTTTTACTACCTAACATATTTTCTAAAAGTTTATCAATTTCAAGAAACTCTTCATCAATAGCTTGCAACTCTTTTTGAAGCTCAGGTTTTAAACTTTTGTAAAACTCTACTAAATCATTTTCGTTAAGTTTATTTTCTTCCCCTCCAAGCTTAGTAGTTATAGGTCTTAAATGGTTCATACTTAATTTAATTCTTTTTACTGCTTTTTTATGAGCCTCTAATCCATATATACCATTTACAGTCATTTCTTCATGAACAAGAGCATTATAAACAGACATAAGAGCAACTTCTTTTTCTTTTTGAGTTGAACCTGGTTTAGTAAAAACTTCTTTTACTTCTAACATCATATATGACATTGGTTTAAAATCAAAATCTTTAAATTGTTTTTTAGTTCTATTTGAAGCGAGCCAAGTATTAAAAAGTTTTCTAAATTTAGTTCTTTTTATTACAAATTCGTTTTTATCCCAAAGCCTATCTACTTGTTTATCATATTGACTACCAGCAGCTGTAGCTTCTTTTATAAAGTTTGCAAATCTATCAGCTCCCCATTCAGCTCCTGAATAATTTCCAGGTCTTTGGAAAAATAATTGACTTACGTTAGATGCTAAACTTTCACCTATATTAATTAAAGAAGGTGACATAGGTGTTATTGTAGACACATTTTTTAAATATGGAATATAATTTGTTCCCCAATCTACTACACCAAACAAACCTGAAGCATTCACATCATAAAACACTTTCCCCATTTGATTGTTAAACTTTTCTTTTTCATCCATTTTGCTTTCATCAAATGCATCAAAAGGGTTTTCTTTGCCTAATATTTCTTTATAAGCCCAATTTAAAGCAGAACCTGTTAATTGGTGAGCAATAGCTAACCTCATTAAAGGATAAGCATTTTGGTATTTTACAGCTGGTTTTATAAAATTAATATAAGTATCAAATGTAGCGTGAGATGCTATTCTGTAAAAGATAGTAAGAGGTCTAGCTGCTATGCTGCTCATCCACATAGGTAAGACATTTGGATTTGTTGAACCTTGCGTTGAAATATGTCCTTGGCTAGCAACTTTGTCATGAAGATAATCAACCCCTTTACTTTCTTTATTTAAAAGCGTTTCTAGGGAATTTCTTTCAATAAAAGCAATTTCAGCTTCTGTGAATTTAAATCTTTCTCTCCATATTTCTCTAATCATATTATTTTGCTTTAAATCTGTACCAAGAATAGTTTTAGTTCCTTTATATTGCCTTAGTTGAGTTTCAAATGTTATTCTTGAAGCTACATTACTTGATATTCTGTTTATAAACTCTGTAGGTTTCATTAAATTCCAATAAGTAAACATTTTGTCTAAAGTAAAAGGATTATATTTATATGCATCCTTTTTTGTAAATTCTAACGATTGAATACCTTGCTGTAAATAACCTCTTTCTCTAGCAAGCTTCCTTTCTTTAGCAGATAAAACAGAACCAATTCCTATAAGCGTGTTAACAACGCCATAAGCACCAACGTTTCTTGCTTGACCAATAGCAAAGTTTTTTAATCCAGGTAGAACAGGTATTGATAAACCAGCCATAACAATTCCTGTACCTACAGTTCCAACAAATTTTTGTAATGTTCTTAAATCATACATCCCTCTATGTTCAAGACCAAAGTTTTTCTTAATTAATCTTACAGTGTAGTCTCTTCCTGCTGGATTTATTTGTCCTAAAACTTTAGTAAGTTTTTCTGTGGTCATCACACCTTTATTACCTTTCGCTAAAGGATGTAATTCAGGGAAATAAGTAGATACAGCTATAGATTGTCCCATACCTCTATAGTATGTTTGCATTATAGCATCGTAATTACTAGAGTATGCTTTTATTTTTCTTGTTATACCAAATCTATTTTTGTAAGTTATATAACCATCTTTGTCTCCAAGTAATCCCACCCTTCTTGATAAAAACTTAGGGTTAATAGAGTTTATACCGCTATAAAAAAAGTTGTAAACTTGATTTGTTGCCTCACCTTTATTACTTGTTTTTTGAACATATTCTTTAATATGGTTTTTATATTGGTCGCTACCCTTTTTAAAACCTTTGTTTAATGCAGATTCTCTTGCATTTTCATAAAGAATCTTTTCTGCAAAATCTTTAAACCACTTTTGGTCTGTTCCATATTTAGTAACAAGTATTTGTTTAATTTTAGGATTAATTACCCTAGTCATATAGTTTTCTAAAAATCTTTTTTCAAGCGTTTGGCGAACTTTATAGAAATGTTTTTTATTTTTAGAGGTGCTGTACATAGCGTCTAACTGCATTTCAAATATACGATTTAAGAATCTTTTATGATGCATTTTTGCTTGCCAAGCTGTACTTCCGCCTTTAATAACAGCGTCAAATGGTATAAATTCAGAATCAACACTAATCTTTTTACCATCAACTATAACTTCACCTGTTTTTTCTAAATCTTTTATAAACTGCAATTCTTTATCTGTTTTTGCTTCTCTTCTCATCTCTTTATCAATAAATCTAAGCATTTTCCTATCAGACTTATTAGGGAGAATTTCTTTTATTTGAGACATATGAGCTTCACCCATACCAGCAATTCTTTCTTGCATTAAATCTGAACCAGTAAGAGCTTGGTATATTTTTTTACTAACATATTTTTTAACATTAAAAGCTGCTGGAACTAATGAAATAAATCTTTTAATAACGCTTGGGAAATAACCTTTATTTGCAATATCTAATTCAGATATTTCTAATGAATTTATAATTGTATTCTTTTCTGTGACAGCAAGTTTTTCAGATAAAAAAGATTCAACTTCTTTTAAAGTTTCAACATTTCTAACATTCTTAAATTTACCGTCTTTAACACCAAACTCTTGAAGAATGTCAGATATATTCTTATTGTTTAATTTATTTTTTTCTTGAGAAATTCTAATTCTCATTTCAGCTCCTCTAATTTCAGGAGTTCTTCCTTCCCAATTTCTAGATAAAAATTTATTAAGTTGTTTTTGAAGAGCAAGCTGTTTAGATGGAGGCATATCTTTAAATCTTCTAAATCCAGTAAACATTTCTCTTAAATCTCTAATTTCTTCAATTTTAAAGTTAAACTTACTAGATAAAACCTTCTCTAAACCCCTAGTATCTGTTTCAATTCTAGTTGTTACAGGTTTTGGCCTCATTAAAGAATATTTTTCAAAAGCATCAAATTTAATATCTTTTGCAATAAGAGATTTTTTGTTACTTTCAAAAAATTCCTTTAACGCTTTAGCTTTATTAATGTTCCCATTTTCTCTTAAAAATTCAATAAAATCTTTGTTGTTTGCTTGTAAAAGGTTTTTTTCTTTTGAGGCTAAAAATTTAGCAAATTCATTTAATGTTTTTATTTGATTTTTAACCATATTTATAGGTCTGTAATTTTTTGCTCCACCAAGAGACACATCAACCTTGTCAAGATAAAATCTCTCTATAGCATTTAATATAATACTTTTAGATTGAGCCCAGGCAGACCTTTGTTCATAACTCATAGCAGAGCCACCACCATCATTAATTATTTTTTCATGAGTATCTGCTAAATCTTTAGCTCTTCTATTTAATTCTTCATTTCTAGATTTTCTTTTAGAAAAATTACTTGAATCACCCTTGTTTCTAACATTGTTTGTTTTTTTATTAGAAACAGGTATAGGGTTACCTTTGCTATCTAAGACATATCCCCTTGTAAAATCTTCTGTTGAGTTATAATCTCTAATTTTATTGTTTTTTTCGATAGATGAGATAGCTAAATCAGCCGCAGCTTTGTTGGATGCTTTGTTTTCAAGATTAATAGCATCAATAATATCCTTTGAGGTAATTTTAGATATGTCTTTTTTAAGGTTTAAACTTACAGGCTTACCATCTCTTTCTACTAAAATAATCTCAGTATCTCCACCCCTTGATTTTTTAACAGTTTTATATAATTCAATAAGCTCAGCTTTTGTTTTTATGGTCCCACCCATTTGACCTTTAAGTCCAGACATTACATCTGCCTCAAATTTATTAAGTAAACTAGCCATTTCTTTGTCGCCAGTAAGACCAATATATTCATTTAAAGTTTGTATAGCTTTTGATATTTGTTGTATTTGTCTATTCAGCGCTCCAGGAGACTTATCAGACGAAAGGTTTGAAAGTTCCCTTATGTTAGATTCTAAATCATTTTTTATTTTTTCTACATTACCATTGTTAGATTCAAATTCTTGCTTTATTTTAGACCTTTCAGCCTTTATTTCCTCTAAAGATATTTTAAATGCTTCTTTAGCAGCACCTGTACTATTTTCCACCTCAAATTCAAGCTTCTTTTGTATAGCATTTAATCTTTCACCTTCTGTCATCCTATAATGCATATCTTCTTTAAATTTGTTTTGCCAACTTCTAAGACTTGATTTACCCTTATTTAACATGCCTTGAGTACCATTCATAACACCAACCATACCAGCATTTACAAGCGCAGCTGTAAAAACTTTTTCAAATGATTCAGCTTGGCCACTTTTAAGACCTTCCCACTCATCTTTTATAGTAGGTGATGTAAAAACTCCTATCTCATACCCCATTTTCCCTAGCGTAGGCAAAGAACCTTCTGCTCTTTGTAAAAGTTTAAGTTCACCTGAAGTTAATTTAATACCAGCTGATTTTTTAAGTCTAAGAACATTACCGATAGATTGATAATAACCACCTATAGCTCCTCCACCATACCCTGCAATACCTCCAAGCATAGCTCCATGGATAGCAGATTTTATAGTTTGTGAACTTACAACTTTACTTTTCATTTCCTCTGATATAGGGGAAAATCCATCCCAATCATATTCTTTCATTATATAAGTTCTCAAATCTTGGTCCATAGTGTCATAAGATTTATTAAGCTGAACTCTTGTTCCAAGATTTCCATGAGCTGCTTCTAGAACAGCAAATTGTGAAGCCATATTTATTGAACTTGAAAGTGCTGCATCAGCAATTTCGTCTGAGTATTTTTGAACCATTTTAATTGGTATTTTGTTAACCATTTTTCTATTTAAATCACTAACAATAAACCTTGTTTCTAGTCCTTTTGAAAGTAAATTTCTAAAACCTCCCTGGCTAACTATATTTTTTGTTAATTCTTCCGCACCTTTTTTCCTTATAACAGTTGAGGTTATCCCTTTAGCCAATATACCCCCACCAACCATTGATAGCAAACTTAAAGGTGTTGTTAATCCTACTAAACCTCCATGCACTTGCTCGTACCATTCTGGGTCATAATTTTCAACAGAATATTCAAATTTCTTTTCTCCATAAACTAATTCATAAAACAAACCTTCAAGGCTTTCATTATAACCATATTTAGCAGAATTTAAAGAGTTTGAGTCAATTCCACCAAGAGATGCTGCGCTCCAACTTCCATCTAATGCTATAGCTCCTAGTGTATTCATTGCATTAGACATTTTACCTAATATGTTAAGAGATAAACGATTTTGAGGGTTTTTCTTTGCGCTCTCCCATGCGTCATCAAATCTATCTTGAACAAATTTGTTATGTTCTGCGCTACTTGTAATAGCCTCTATTGATGGTCCTTTAGTAACGCTTCCTATTGTTTCTAAACCTTCTTGCTGAACACCAACCCTTCCAGATAAATTATTTACAAAATAATCTGAAGCCTCTTTCTTAATTTCAGGGTGTGTATAATCAAAAATTCTTTTTTGAAGGTCGTTAGTTAAAACTTCCATGTTTTTCATATGCATTTGAAAAGTGTTAGGACTGATAGATGTATTAGCTCTATCTGGGTTAGGGAAAAAAGAAGCTGACTTATGTGTAGGTTTTGTTTTATTATAAAAAGGTTGGACTTCTATATTAGGCTCTAGCTGTTTGCCTAATTCATAAATACTTTCTTTTGTTCTTAATTGAGGGTTATATTGCGGATATTTTTGACTAATATAACTAACAAATTCATCTACTGTATAACTCATTTAATATCCTAATTAGTAAATTGTAATTTTATTTATTTCTGCGATAAATTGCCGCTTCTAAATAATTTAACATCCAACTTATATCTTTTTTAACTTGTGAATAATATTTATCGCTTTTCGACTTATTTTCTCCAGCACTTCCCCATAGATTATCATTGTTCTGTATTGTGTCAATAGCGGAGCTAATTTCTCTAAGAGCAGTTCTAATTTTTCCTATATTAGCTGAATCTTCAAAAGCTATATTTTCAATATTTTTTATTTGACTTTCAAGGTTTTTTAGAGAACTATCAATTTCTTTATCAAAGGTATCTTTTGAAGAAGCCTTAAATTCTGAATCCAAATCTTTTTTTAATTTATCAGTTGCTTTTACACCAGTATTCCCTATACTAAATTCAAGATTAATTGTTTTCAATAATTGCGAATCATTTCCAATTCCCATATTAGTTTTTAAAATATTTAATGCATCTTTAATTTCTTTTTCAATATCATCACGTTGAGGCTCGCCAAGTTTAAAGAGACTCTCTCCCCTTTCTATATCATCTAATAAATCTTCAACTATACCTACATACCATTCGATATTTTCAGTAATATCTGTAAATTTTTCATTACCTTCAAGACTGCCCAAGTATTTTGTTGATTTTGCTATTTTCTGGAAATTTTCATCACTCGTTATAACAGATAGGTCATCTTTTAAAACTTCTTTAGCTTCGGTATAAGTTTTATATTTAGCCTGCCTTGATTCTGTTGCTTTTATTTCTATTTTAAGATTTTCAAAATCTTCTTCTAATTTTTTTATTCTTTCCCTGTAAATTAGGTCTTGGCTTTCCATTTCGGCTATTTTTGCAAACTCATCTTCAGTTAAAGACTCGCCTTCGTAAGATGCAGCTAGTTCTTCTGGAGAGAATGCTTGTTCTCCTGTAGCCTCAGTCTCACCTGTATATGTACGTCTATCAAATCCTGAAAAATCGTATGGTTTAGTCTCAGACGTTACTGGAAGAGCTTTAAATCCTTTCTGTAAATACATTTCATCTAATTTTCCTTGCAAGACTGGGTCAAAAGAAATATAGTTCTGCCCTTTGTTATTCAATAAGTCTTCCATAGGTTTAGGATTGAGTACAGAAGGGGTTGAACCAATAACATTTCCTCTTGTGTCATATATGTATTCAGTGTCAGGTGCATATGATAGATATTTTTGGCTATTTTCCATAATCTGAGCTTCAGTATTATTTAAAATATCTGTTAAAGACCCTAAGCTATAGGTTGAGGATATTGTCTTTTCTTCATCATCGTATAATGGGACAATTTGACCTTTATTTGTAAGCTCAAAAGCTTCAACTTCTTGTACACTAAAAGCGTTTATATATTGTTGTTTTTGTTCTTGAGATAAATTAGGGTTATTAATAACTTTAGTTATAAAATCTTGATAACTCGTGATTATTATGTCACCTTGCCCAGGTATATGATTAGTACCGTCAATGTCAACCGCACCATTTCTTCCTACATCTAAACTTAATATTCTTGGCGAATTAGCAAAATATTGGTCAATATTAACAAGAGCTTGCTGTCTATTTTGATTTAATAATTGAGTATTTGAAAGTATTTCATTTTGGTTAGACTTTTTATTTTCTTCAATTTTGCCATTTAGCTGCGCAAATTGAGCATAATCTATTTCATCATTTAAAAACATCTCAACCGTTTTCTTTTCATCAGGATTTAAGAATGTATTAATTACTGTTTCCTTTCCATCTTGGTCAACATATGTAACCTTATGCTCATACCTATTGGAAATATATTCGTTTTTAAGGAAAGGTAGAATTGTTTGAGATTTACTTAATTCTTGTTGTAGTTGAGTATCAGAAAAGAAGCTCATAGGTAGAAGATTTTCATTCCAAAATCTATTAGCTCCTACTCGACCATCAACTCCTTCTACCCCAGATAAATCAGGCGAACCAATAAGATACTTTGCGTTAAAATCATTTATAATTTTTTCGTTTCTTTTTATAGATTGTAAAACTTGGTCATTAATAACATTTTCGCTTACCATGCTATCTACACCAAGAAAGCTTGCTAATCCTGATTCTTGAAGCGTTTTGTCTGCAAAAGAAGAGGCTGAAAAAGCAGCATCTAAGCCACCTTCAGCTAAAAGATTAGATTCATTAATAGCAACTTTAAGATTAACTAAATCATTATTATAATTTGCTTGCATGTCTCTTAAATGAGTTAAGATACCTTGTGAATCTGCTTCTAGACCGTCAATAAGTATAGCTTGGTTAGGATACTGTCTTTTAAATTCACTTATTTGTCTATTAATATAACTTTCTGCTCGAACTATCTGATTCTCATTATTAAAATCAACACCTTCAAACGCTTTATGAATAGTTGATTCAATTGAAGTTAATCTTTGTAAAGCTCTACCTTCAGCTCCGCCTATAAAATTACTTCTGTTTTGCTGAGCGTCATAAATAGAACTAGTTAATTTAGAAATCCAATCGTCTGCCATATTATCCGTATAACTCAGTAAATTTTCCTAAAACTTCAGTTTCGCCCGATGATTGAGTTTTGTCAGCCTCAAATCCAGCGACATTTTCAATTCCTTTTTGAGCAATAGCCCCTTTAGCCCAAATATCTTGATTTCGACCTATTGCAGGGGTACCTGCTGATGAAAGCGTTTTAAGTTCTAAGTTAGCTTTACCAGAGGCAATATCTCTATCTTTTCCTATATTTTTTAAAGAGGATTCTATTTTTTCTTTTAATAATTGTACTGGGTTTAATTGTCCAGCAACATAATTACTAGATTTGCCTATAGACTTGCTCCAATCACCCGCACTTTTATATGTTTTACCAAAACCACCTTCTTTAAACTTTAAAAAACCTAAAATATTTCCAGTATCAATTCCTTTTAAGCCTTTAAATTTTCCTCTTCTGTTAAATAAATCTTGAAGTTCGTTATAAGTTTTAGGAACAGATAGATTCATTTTTGATAATTTATTATAAGTTCCATAGCCAGCACTTTTATCTAAATATTGTTTGTATGTTAACTTACCTCTAGATTGACCATAAAGCCAATTACTTAATCTAGAAAATGACTGGATACCAGTATCAGGGTCAACATGACCACTCCCACCAAGATTTTTAAGTAATTCCATTTCCTCTTTAGTTATATGAGCAAGCTCAGTATCATCAGCAGCACCTAAAGCACTTATTTGATTAACTAGGCTTCTTAGTTGAGTTCTTGATAAATTTTTAATATCTATATTTTTTGCCACTTTAAATCCTTTATTTTTCCATTATGTCGTCTATTATATTATAATATGCTTCACCACCCTTGTACCCAGACGGGTCTTGAGATATTATACTACCTAAAATGCTTTGTGTTTGATGAGGGTCAGTTGAATATCCTAGCATATTTGGGAATGGGTTAGATAGTTGGTTTAATGCAGATTGTTGAGAGAATGTTGGCCCTGAAGGTACGTTTGAAGCTACATTCGGTTCAATTGAAGACACACCCCCTTGGTCAATAATACTTTCTCCAGCAGACTCTTCAATTGGAATTGCTCCTGGCTCATCATAAGGAAGACCCGATACAGGGTTTACAGCACCTTCAACAAAAGATTTCCCGTAACTTGCTACAGTTGTAGCTAAATCGGTTCCGTATCCAGCAAGTTTGTCCTCATCTCTCATTGTTTCTGTATCTTTAACTATAATATCAGAAATAAGCCTATTTAAGGCTTTGTTTCCAAATTTAGCTGCATGAGTTCCGAGTCTAGTTGTTTTGCTTCCAACATCTAAAAATTTAACAGCTTTCTGCAAACCTTTAGACGCATCAATAACCTTTTTTAATTTGTCAAATTTAGATAAACCTTTTAATCCTAAAGAAAGAGCAGAAGTTCCACCCGCAGTCGCTAAAGTAAGTCCTAAATTTATTATATCTTGCAATCTTTTTTTTCTTTTAGTTGAAGAAGCTTCTCTATCAGCTTTCACTTTATCTCGCCTATTAACTCTATTTTGAATTTGAGTTAACAATATTTCATGCGGAGTCGCCATACCTTTAATCCTTCTTAGTTTTTATCATTTTAATATATTAAATAATATTGAAAATTCCTAATCCTTTTATAACGTAAATTCCCATATACTTGTCATTGCAGTTTCATCAGGTGCATCAGTAGGGTCAATCTTTACTCTCAACCTATCACCAGCATTAAATGAATTTGCACTATCATTTATTACACAAATAACAGTTGTGTTTGCAGCGTTGCCATGACCAGCAGTAAAGCTTGCCGCACCAGCACCATCAGTACCATTAACACGTAATAAAGCATCAGTTTGATTTGGTGCAGAAGCTGATTGAAACATTAATTTTATTAATTTTCCATCAAAAGGGGCTATAAACCTAGTATCATCAGAAACTACATCTGAAACAAAAGCTGATTCTATTTGGCTTCCTCCAAAAGGAATATATACTGCTCCTGAACCTGCGCAATCAAAATTATGTGTTATAATATGGGTAAAAGTAGTTTGTTTTAACGAAGTTCCATCAGTTATTTGAACATCATTACCAGCATCATTTGTAAAATATAAATTATTAGGAGAATCATTTTTGACCCATAATTGACCGTCACCTGCTACATCAGCATCAGCAGATGCACTTTCTTTAATAAAGATATTATCATCAAATGTTTTAGCGCCTGTAAATGTTTGTGCTCCTGATAAATGTGCTGTATCTGAATCCATATTAGCAGAAGGTAAAACTCCTGTTACTTCATCAGTTAAATCAACACCACCACTTTTAATAGTTACAGCACCACTTGATACCGCAAAATTATCACTACTAAAACTTGCAACACCTTTGTTAGAAGTAGAAGCATCTTCTCCTGCTATTGTGACTGTACTTCCACTAACAGATGTATCTACACCCTCACCGCCTGCAATAGTAAAATCTGCGCTACCACTAGTATCTGATGCAACATTAGAATCATCAGCAGTTAAGGTGACACCTGTTATATCTCCTGTGGTAGTTGAATATCCGTAAGCTTCAATCTTTTCTTTTATTGCGCCAGAACTCATTAAATGGTCGTCAGCATCAACAAATTCACTACCAATATCAATATCATCTATTGTATGTCCACCAATTGTAAACCCTGTTGCTTTAACGGTACCATTAACATCTAATTTAACTGAAGGACTTGTAGTACCTATACCTACTTTACCTGTTGTATCTATTACTAATCTGTTTGCACTATTTGTATTATCTCTTATAATAAATTTATCGCCATTACCACCATCGCATCTTAAATGATAATTCATATCAGTATTATTAAGTGCTAAAATTGGAACTTTTGTTCCATCTGAACTTCTTATCTGAATTTGAGTATTGTCTGAGCCATCAACCTGTAAATTAACATTAGGGCTTGTTGTCCCTATACCTACTCTATTATTAGTTTCAATATACATAGCAGGAGATGAAATACTGTCTGCATCAGCATCATTAACTGTAAATCTTAAAGCGTCTGTACTTGATAAACCACCACCAAACCCTGAATAATTTGCCAATAAAGAAACAGAATCTCCACCTGTTCTTTTTACTCGAACGCCACTTGGACCTGTAAAACTAGACTCCACTTCTACACCTATTCTATTAGCACTTGTTACTTTAATATCTCCTGTTACATCAATTGATTTGGTAAATTTAAAAACACCAAGTTTATACATTAAACTTTGATTAAATTGTAATGTATTGTTGTCTTGGAAAAAAGCTACACTACCATTTGGAGGATTTCCTATAACATCAATGCCAATTCTATCCCAAATATTATTTACTTTAGCATATAAGTTGGTTTTTCCAGATTCTTTAACAACCTTTATATCCCCACTATTACCTTCTTTTATAGAAGGCCTTTTTGTATTTTTAAATCCCATTAATCCCTAGCTTTAGTTTTAATTCTTTTGCTTCTATAGACAAAAGTAATATCGTTAATTTCAAAATCAAAAGGAACTTCTTGAGTACCGCTACTTATTTTTAATGCAAATGTATAACAGTCAATAGCAACAGAGGGTACTAAAGAGGCTGTTGCCCAATTACCTGAAGTATTAGAGAAAGAACTTTCGTAACTAGTGCTAGTTTCGGTATCAAAAGTACCACTATAATTACCACCATCTGTAGAATATTCAACATCAGTATCAATGTCGCCAGCTCCTCCACTATCAAGAGAAGATGTGTTTAATCTATAAGTTACATATATTTGATGTATTCTTTTTTTTGTATGAGGGTTCCCAAAATCTAATTGCTTAGTTTGAAATTCAAATTTTCTAGAATCACCTTTAATGGTCCCTTCTGAATCTGTATATTTATGTAAAGAATTAGACCATTTTAATAAATCAATATTACTATCTAAAAAATTCTTTTCAAGAAAGATTGCATCATTTCCTGATTCAGTAATAATATTACTTCTATATCCGCTAACTGTGCTACCGTAAGGTTTCAAAAAATGTGAATTATTATTACTTGTAACGCAAGTATCGGTTGTCCAAGCTTGAGATTCTAAGTCATATATCCAAATAAATGAATCCTTTTGTAAATTATTTGTGTTATTATCTTTATATTCTATTGCTCTATTATTTGATATTACAAGTAATTGAGAATTAATTTCGTCATACCCTATAGAAGGTATATGCAAATTATCAGCTTTTATATCCCAATAATATAAATTTGTTTGATTATTTGGCCAACCTAATGAATCTTGCGATATTTTACCTTTTATTAGATTAACAACTTTTTCACCATTAAAAAAGTAACAGCCTGTATTATTTATCCAAAAAACGCCAGAATTAGTAACAATTGATTGACATCTCCATTTAATCCCTGAATTAGATAAAGATGTTGTTAAAATAGGTTTATTTTCTTCTTTAAAATTAAGTATATGAGTAGACAATTCTTTATGTATAACCAAAAAATCTAAATAACTTTCCAATTTAACTATTGGGGAAGACTCTATATCTATTGGTAAATTAACCCATCCACTTTCGTAAGGAAACTTATCATAACACCCTTCTTCTGAAGCTATTATTGCGTTAGGGTAATTTTCATATACTTTAGATGCTATTTTTGTGCTCTGATTAATACCATCAGGTCTGATAGATAGATTACCAATATATCTTTTTCCTTTAAGTATAGCGCTTGTTTTATACTGAGCATAAAAATCACCTTTTTCAAATGGATTAGATGAATTTAATGTTCCCCACTCTAAAACTCTAGGGGGTGCATCAAATTTAAAATATCCGTAAACATGACTACCCTCATTAGCAGGTTTAACCTGACTGTAAGGCCTTGAACCTGGAGCATCATAAGCAGTAAAATCACCTTCTGCAGTTCCACCCCCATACCCTGTATCACTATAATGTATTACATTTTGAAAATCAGGTGCCCAAGGTACAAAATTTTCATTACTTGATTTTCTTACACCTTTTACAAAATCAATATCCAATAATGCATATAATTTGGTAGATTCTTGAAGTTCAGATTCTTTAAAATAAACTCTAGCACCTGTCATTCTTTTGTTACACATATCTAAAACATCCCCTAAAGAAGAGTAACATAAAGATACGCTAAATCTAAAACTATCCCCACCATTATTATTTTCAGAAACAGATATTTTTTTCATAAACTTTGGCGTTGATTCTTGAGGTGTTTGTCCTCCGTCAAATAAATAAGACACATAAAAATCATAACCTTTTGCATTAATAGACCAATTATTTGTGGTATTTTTATACTTTTCATAACCAATAGAAAGAAATGAAGATGGATAAAGATAATTCCTTGTAGTATCAACGCTTCTTTCTTTATCAATAAAAGCAGCATCTGGGAGTGTAACATTTGTTTTTCCATAAGAATAATTAACAGGCACAACAGATAAATCACCTAACATTGTTCTTCTAGCTCTATTATTAGCAGTGTTTGTTGATAAAGCCGAACCTATATTACCATTAGATGAATTATCAATAGTTGAAATATTTAAAACTACATAACTATAGTTTTCTTTGATTACTGAAGGAGTTCTTAACAAAACAGTTGTCTTATAAGCATTACCATCTATATCATGATATGTTCTTGTATCTGAAGAATCAAAATCTGTATCAAGAGCCCCCTGTCCTAAAGTCATTCTAAACTTAGCGCTACCTGTAGCATAAAAGTTTCTACATGTATAAGTAACATAGTAGTCGGTGTCAGGTCTTAATATATTTTTAATATGACTCGTCCCAGATAGGTCATATTGAATATTGTTGCTAGGGACTGAATTATGGTATATAAAGTTTTCTCCATCTAAAGATTCATCTTTTGTAATAACCGTTGATGGTAAGCCTCTTAAATAACGATAATATACAGCATAATTAGAACTGCTATATGTTTCATTGCCAGGACTTCCTGAAGAAAAGTCACTTCTAAATGCAGTAAAACTTGTATTATTTACTTTATTTATAGTCAATGCTCCAGCATCGTGATTATAATTTGTACTACCATAAATAGTTACAGCGTCACCGCTACTTAACCCATGGGCAGTATTAGTTGTAACTGTTATAGTATTACCGCTTCTTGTTATTGAAGTTATAGCTCTACCATAAGCTCCTGCTTCCTCTTCGCTGTCTGATTCAAAAGCTAAAGACGCTGTTGCCCTTTTCCAACTTAAATTAGGAGAAGCTCCATCATACCCAGACCAGGCCATACTGCCAAACGAACCATTGTTCCAAAAATTATAAGTTCTAGCAAGAGCATATTGATAGGCGCCTAAATAACCTTTACCACTATTATTTTTTAATAATTCTGAAGATGCAATTGGCTTAGTATATTCCATTCGGCTAGCATCATATACTTCGTCACCATGGTTAAAACTTGTTATTCCAAAATTACCATCATTAGCTTCAAAAGTACCATCTATATTTCCAAAAATAAGATAAACTTTTTGATAGTCGTCAAATATTTCTATATCTCTTACTTGACAAAAAAGTTTCTTAGTGTCTTCTTTTCTAAGTATTATAATAAATTGACCAATCCAAATTGATTTAGTCAAGGTCATAAATAAATATTCGCCATCATTGTCAGTTATATCCATTCCATTGGTAAGTGTAGCAACTTTATTATAACTTCTTTTGTAATTAGACTCTGCTAATCTTATATATCTTAAATTATCTGAAGTTTCACTAGAATAAGCAGGATTATTATCAGAATCAGTCCCATTCGCAGGGAAAGTGGCATCTTTCTGCATAGATAGAACTCTTCCTCTAAACTGAGAACCCCCTCCACTTTCATAATTGGTGCCAAAAATCATAGCATCTCCTGCAGATATATTATATAAATCATTATCATTATCTATTTCTTTTTCAACAATATTTCCTGATGAATCTTCATAGCCTTCTCTTTCCCAAAACTGACATTCTTGAAATTTAGATAAAGCAGATATTTCATTATTATCGTGATAACCATTCAAGTAATTAGCAGAAAACCAATTATGTCCCCAAGGAGTGCCAATTTCATTAGATTTTGCATAATCACTTTGATAACCAAGAGAAGAACGAACATTAGACTCTATAGCATTAGAAGGCTTTTTAATCGAAGCAGTATCATAATACCATTCATTTATATAAGTATTACTATCATCAACACCAAACATTGTATTTTTATTTATATGACCTAACCATCTTGGCATGTAATTTGTGTCATCTAGACCAATTTTATTTGAAGGAGACGCTCTTAAAGCGTTAGATGCAAAAGAAATATCTGGTAACATTGCGGTTTTAGGCCACAATTGTGTTGTAGGTCCAAAATTAGTTAACCCTATTCCATTTTCTACGCTACTACCATCATGGTTATTTTTTAAATCCATAACTTCTTCTCTTAAAAAAGTTGTAGAAGTTCTGTGGTTAGAAGTGTCATTAACAAATAGATTGATAAGTTCAGAATTTTGACAAGCTATATACTTAGTAAAATTTCTTTGAGGCACTTTTTCTATATAACCATCTTCAGTTCCTGTTAACCCTCCACCTGACCATGTTAAAGAATGGTCTGGCCCATAAGTATATTTATATATTTTAGCTCCACTTGAGTGTGTAGCAGCAGTTGTTCCTAATTGACTTCTACCTTCAAGAGCCGCAATTCCGTTAGTATTTGAACTTTGACTTACTCCACTAATTTTTATCACTTCATCGTCTATTTTTATATAATCACCTGCAGCAAAAAGATGTCTTGCAGTAGAGTAAGATGAAGCAATATCAAAAAGAACGTCAGTTGTATTTATACCACTGCTTATGGTGCAATGAGTATCTATTATAGCTGCCGCAACTCTATTATTACCTTCATCTACTAAGCAGAAGTTTTTTGCTTCACCATCTTTAATTAATTTAAGATAAACTCTATTGCTAGCTATATTTGTGGATGATATTTGAAAGTATCTATTATTTAATTCTTTGCTATAGTTTTTATTGTATATTCTTACAATATCACCTGCCTGAAAATCAACTTCACCAACCTGAACATCATTTGAAGCGCCTATAGTATCAGCTATTGTTACATATGTTGTATTTGCAAGTATAGCTTGACCTGTACCATCATCAGCTGATTGTTTTGAAACTACATCAGTAATCGCACTTCTCTCGCCATAATTGTGTGAATGAGAAAATGCATAAAGTCCATGGCCAGGGTCAAAATGCTTAGATGAATTACCAAAAGAAACAATATTATCATTATCATCTTTAAATTTATAGGCAGAACTATTATTTATAATAACATTAGCATTTGCTTTACCTAAAAGTCTTAAAACCCCTGGCCTTTCAATACTAACGCCTACTGAGCGAGTTAAATTTTTATCATCAACATCCGTTAAAGCAGATTCTGTGTTTAACCCTTTGGAAAAATCACGTAATGTTTTAGATTGTTTAGGCATTAATCTTCTATTAAGGCTTCTTTAACTACTTCTTCTACAGAATCCCAGATAGCATCCAATATTTTTTCTTCTGTTTTTTCTGAAATAAATGGAATATCTACATTCTCATTCATTTTCTTTATCATTTTATCTTTCATTTCGTCATTGAATATATATCCAGCAACTATTTTACCAAAACCTGACATTATTATTCTCCTTATTGTTTGTTATTAAGCTGTTTCAGCTACAAATATTTCTAAATCACAACTTGCTGTATCTGCGTCAGCCTGAACATTTGTTAAACTTCCAAAGTTTGTGCTAGAAGCAGCGTCAGCATCTTGAGTTGCATTCATAACAAGATTCATTCCATCTGCATCGTCTCCAGCCCATATAAATGATTTGCCTTGCTCAAGTTTAATAGCTACTTCATCGTTATCTTGATTTCTAAATGTTAATGTAATAAAATTTGTATCATCAAGATTAGTAAATCTTAGATATTTAACCTTTTCATCAATATGTTGCCCTGCCCCCATTGCTGAGGCATTCATTGTCATAACAACTGCTTCTGTTGTTGTAACAGTAACAAGCCTTCTTGATACATTGGCAATACTGGCAATAGAAAAAGTTTGCGTACTACCATAGTCTTTATTATTCAAGGTCAAAGCTTCTGCAACTGTAACTGTCATTGTACCAGCATTATAAGCCGATAATCTACTCATTGTTCTCTCCTTTGTTATTGTTTACCACTATTATACTTTCAATTATTTTAATTCTATTTTCTAATTCTTTTGTTTTATTATCTAATTCATTATCCTCAAATACATAATTTACTATTTTATCTAATTTAAAATGTTTTACCAATTTATTAGCAACAGCGTTTATAAGCATTTTAGGTATTATCATTTTAATAACCCTTTTAATAACGAAGCAGCACCAAAAAGCGGGCTTACACTTAACAATGCTTTTTCAGCATAATCCCCAAATTTAGAACCAAGTACAGATTCAGGTTCTCCAATTTCACCTTTTGCTAATCTATCTAAAATATCTTCGTAACTTCCTTCTTTTATTGTAGTTGGAGTTTCACCTAATAATTCTAAGATTTCATTAAATACTATTCCTTCGTCTCTATCATGCGCACTTTCTATTGTTGGCTCACCAATCGCATCTTTAAACAATTGTCTTAAACCTTCAACATCATCTCCTCTAGGTATATCTGGAAAATCTTTTAATAATTTATCTTGTTCCTGTATATCATATTGGGTTTCATCTCCTGCTCCATGCGAATGAGTTCCATAAAATTTTCTTTGCCTATCAGATTCTTTACCAACTGAATCTCTAACAAAACCACTCTTCCCTCCGTATTGCATTGCATGAACCATTTCTGCAAGCCAATCATCAAATAAAGAACCCTCCTGTTTTGTAACTGCATAATACTCACCCGTATCAGGGTCTTTAACATATTCGTAACCTGGTGTTATAGGTCCATGTAAAAAACCCTCTTTAAACAGGCGCATTGTATCTTGAAGTGTTCTTACACCTCTTTTATATTCCTCAGGTGTTAACTTTGGCATACTTATTTCATAGTAATCAGCATCTGTTGGATACCCATGTTCTTCATTCCATTTTTGGTTTTTTTCAGAAATACTTCTTTCATGTATACCCTGATGGTGATATTTTTCTGGAACTTTTCCATATTCAGTTCCTCCTGTACTATAAGAAGCTCTTCCATAATCACCTACAATATCTAAAAAAGGATTGCCATATTTAAAATTAGTTTCATCAATAGCTTTAATAACGTCATTTAAACGTGAACTATCTAAACCACCATAAATCTTCATAAAATCTTCAGCAATTAATTTTTTTACTTCATCTTGTGACAAATCATCATATGCGCCTACATTTATTACTCCTTTTAAATTATCTATTTTTTCACTCATAAAGTTCTCCATATCTTCTTAAACATTAAAACGCATACAATAATAAGCATAACACTTGCTATATCAACAAAATGATTACCGCTATCAGATTCAATAGAACCTATAGGTGTTTCTATTTTTACTCTTTGCGGACTTTTATTCATTATTACTTTCCAATTAATCTATCCATTTTTTATGTTTAAATAAATGCCAACATCTATGTTTAAACATTTCCCATAATAAAACAAATATATTATCTGCTTTATATGTCCCATTAGGAACTTTTAATTTGTAATAACTATCATCATTCATCTGTCATTCCACCTTTTTCCATCATTCTAAGAAATTTATCTTTTAAACCATTGCCACTTAATCTAGCAATGATTTCTACTTGTGCTTTAAATATACCATTAAGCTTCTTTTGTTCCATTTGTACTAATTTTTGTTGGTCTATCAATTTTATAATAATACCTTCCAACCTCTTGAAGTCTTGGTCTAGTTCTGTCATTAGAGTTTCCTGAATGAACCTGTTCTGTCTCCATATAAAAAATCCGAACGCCATCGCTACCGCAACTGGTATTCCAAATTGTTCCAATATTGTAAGTATATCCATTATTTTTTTTGTCCATACATTTCTCTCTCAGGAGGGTCTTCCGTGTGCTCTAAAGCATAATTAATCATTGCCAACATTTCTTCATTTGACGGTTCATAAGTCTCGTCTTGTATTAACTGAGACAATATATTTCCATATTCACTTTTCTTATTATTAGAATCTTGTAATGCTGCAAAATTATTAATTAAATCAACTTTTGTTCCTTTCCATCTATTTCCACGATATAAACCACGTGCTTCATTAAATAATCCAGCCAATAAGGTCAAAGGAGTTCCATACTGTTCTTGAGATAACACATTGCCATAAAAATGAGTTAAAGCATCTAAATCAGTTTCAGATACATTCATTAATGTTTTCCTATTAGGAGCATCTTCAAATTGAGGAAATCTTTTGTAGAAATCATCAAACCAAAAATCTTCAACATTACTTGCTAAATCTTCTATTCCAGAAGCTGTATCATCTCCATAGAAATAATCTACTGTATCTCTTACGTATTTACCTACACTCATTTTTTATTTCCATTTATAAGTTCCCCCCATAAAGAGGTTTTTCCATTTATTATTTGTATTATATGCACTGTAAATAAGCCTCGTGCATAAAAATCTACTATTGCAAATGCATGTGCCCAATTTATAGGCCTGCCACCAAGCCAAGTATTTGCTTCTTCTTTCATATCTTTCAAACAGCCAATACTCCAAGCACTTTTTGGACCATCCATATGTGTCGCTGACATTTGTTGTAAATCATGCCAGTGACCATACATTATATTACATCCTAACTTTCTAATATGGTTAGCAGTATGGTATTGACCACCATATTGATGCCCATGATAAAAGTAAAGTTTTCCCATTTTAAGCTTTTTCCCCATAGGGTAGTATTTATACCCACGGTCAGCAAGACTAACAGCATTAGCAAATTTATACTGAGGAATATAGGGATATTTTTCAACTGCAAAATTAAGCCAATTATCATGATTACCCTCAGTAATATATTTTTCTTTACAACCTGCTTTATCCAAGCTTTCATCAATTTGGTCCATTCCTGCATTAACATCTTTTACATCTTGGTCAAAATCATCTATCAAAAATTCTAGTGGTGGAGCTTTTTTTCTTTTAAATCTCCAGGCACTAAAAGCGTGCCATTCTCCAACATCTCCCAAATCTACATAAGCATCTGGTTTTACTACTTCAATCGTCTTCTTTAAAACATTGATTGAAGGTTGGTCGTGTAAGGGAAAGTGCTTATCGGGAGTAACAATTACCCTTTTAACAACGCCTTTATCCATATATTATTCCTTATTTTACTAAGTAACATCATCTATAACAGCAACTACTAAAGCTTGAACTTTGCCACTAGAAACTCCACCTGAAGCTTTTTGCCCACAAATACAATGCAAACTATTTACTGTTAAATTAGCGAATTTAGCATACCAAGATTCTCCAGGTCCAATTTCAACAGCATCAACTGCACCATGAGCAGCTATACCTGCATCAAAAACTAAATAAATACTATCTGCTGTATTAGCTGTAGTTCCATCTGCTGCATATCCTGTATGTTTTACAAATAAAAATTTTACTTTATCATCACCATGTATGGTAGGTAAAATACTTCCAGCATCCGTCCCTGTAACACCTGAACCTTTTTGTAAAAAATTTTCTTTAGCAATTAAATCTGTGCTTGCATTTGTTACAGCCAATAATTTATAAAACCAACCCTCTGTGCTATCAGCAGGGGTATATGAGAATGTTTCATCTTCTAATGTTTTTGATATATCATCAGGAAGCATAGTTATATCTAATGTTATTGTCGCGTCATCAGCCATACTATCCTTTCAATTCCTTATGAATTAACGCTATTTTATACAAAAGATATACTATAGTAACGATTCCAACGCCTAATTTAACGATTTCAGGCAAGAAACTTAAAAATTGAACCCCAAGTCCGCTACTTCCAATAATTGTTGTTTTTAATGTATCTAAGTCCATTTCTCCCTTTCTTAACTGCTTGCTACTAAAATTTCTATATCAATTGCATTTGCAGATGGGTCAATTAATATACTTTCTAAATCATGTAATGTTGTTTGAACACTTGCATCTGTATCATATGCAGCAACAGAATCGTGAGATGTCCCCATTAAAAAACTATGACCAGCCTCTAATAAAATAGTAGCTGTTTCATTAGCTGCGCTTGCGCCACTACCACTTTCTGTAACATCTATTTGCAAATTAAGATTAACAGAGTTTGTGTCATCTAAATTAGTTACTCTTATATATTTTACATCTTGAACATCTACAGACGAATCAGTCACATCAACAGTTACACCACTTCTAAATATAGTAGTATCTACATCGGCTGGACAAGTAACAATCCTTTTGAATATATCTGATATTCCGCTTATTCTTTTTTCTACAACATTATCATATTTATTACCATTTAGTGTAATTTTTTCTGAAATTTTTGTAATTAATGTTGCACTATTTACTCCTGCCATACTCTCTCCTTACATTCTTGGCACACTTAGTCGCCTTACTCCAGACTTTCTAAGTGGATATTTATTAAACATATCTAAAAACATCTTTCTAAAATACATAGCTCTTTGCATATCACCTCTATCTTCATATAACCTATATTTAACATAACATACAACACAAGGATGAAGTCCTGAGTCAAGACCTATATCTTTAAACAAATCATCATCCATATCTTCAACTTTAGGGTATTTACCATGATATGTTATTCTTATTCCGCTTACTACATCGCTTCCACTATAAGTATCATATTCTCCTGCTTTTACACCAGTGTCGTCATCAGTTGTAGTTACAAGATTAACAATAGCTAACCTTTCATCATCGTTATACCATGCAAAATAATCATTTGGATATGTTCTTTTATCTGTAGCCATTATACTTCATCCTCTTTTAATAATTTATGAGAGTCAGCTAATTTAGGAATCATATTATATCTATCATTATTGTCTTTAATTTCTACTCTCACAATATCAATTATCTCTGTATCTAAATCATACCATCTTTGGTCTTCCACTAAATCTATTTTTTTATAATCAACACGATGTTGTCTTTTAGTCCCAATTTCAGAAATAGCATCATCAATTAATTGATTAATATACCTATGAGGTTGTCTTCCAAATAACTTTTCTACTTGCGATACAATATCTCTAACTTTCATTTAATCTCCCAACATTTTCAATAATTCATCTCTTTTAGAAACTTTTTGTTGTGCAATAGGTTCGTTTTTGCCAAATTTACTTAAAAATAGTTTTAAAGAATTTGCAAATTGATTTGTTAAATCCTTTATAATAGGAACATAAATATCTTCATCTTGCTCATCTTGAAGTAAAAATCTTGCTGCATCTGCAGCGGCTCTATAAACAACAGCTTGTTCTAGTAATTTTGGAAAATCAGCAATTGCAGACTCGCTATAAAGGACAGTAGGTAAACTAATATAAGATACTTTTGCATCATAAGTAGCGTCTGGTTTTGGTAAAACATATAAAGTATTATTATAAGTATAATAAACAGGGTCTTCAATTGAATTAGATTCTATATATCCTGAATCTTCTTCTGCTATACCTAAATTAGTAAAAGGAACTTTTCTACACTCTCTATATCTACCTACTTCACTTGTTGTAGACTTTTGGTCATATTTCCTTAAAACAGTTAATATAATCATATTATCAATATTTGATAAAGTTGTAGAAGAATTATTTAATGTTGTAATTATTGAATATTCTGCTAAATGCTCAAAAGGAACCATAGACAATACATCCCTTGCTGCATTAGTTAAATAAGAATCAACATAGCCCTGATTTGTGCTATTGCTTAAATCCATTCCTGTTAAAGATGTTATCTGTGCTCCAAAAGTTTGATAAGCCATTATATTTCACCGCCTCTACTTTTAATATCGTCAGCCATAGTTGTTTGATTAAACTCTACTTTAGTTTGACCACTCCAAGTTGTTCTCATATTTATATAATTGCCCATACTTTCACGATTTAAACTAAATTCATGTTCACAAGAACCTGGCTTTAAACATTTTTTACATTCTTCACAATATACAAAAATTGCCATTATGACCTCTTTAATTTACTTTTACCTTTTAAGCTTCTACCTTTTTTCCAAGTGCTGGCATCATTAATAACCACTTTTGGTGAAAGGTCTTTTTTCCAACCCCTATCTTTTTTAGGTTTACCTTTTGTACTTTTAATTCCACCTTTTGTATTCTTTAATCCACCTTTTGTATTTTTAAAAGCAGGTTTTGTGTTCTTTAAAGATTTTCCCTTTTTTAAAGCCTTTCCACCTTTTTTCCATACTCCATAAGGAAATGCATCTTCACCTGGCATTGAACCCCCTATACCAGTTCTGTCATCTAATCCGTCCCCTGGTGTATTCATAACTCTATTTCTTGCATCATTAGTAGCTATCCCGCCACCAAAATATTCATTTGTTTCTTTTTTAGAAGGTCTTCCAACTTGACTTCCATAAGTGCCTTTTCCTTTTGGCATATTATTTTCCTCGCTTTCTTGCGTCATTTGATGGCCACTTATAGTCAATCTCATTTTTCTTTACTATAATATAATCATCAGGATTATTGTTTAAATTTAATAAATCTTTTTCATGTTTTCCAGCAGCGTTATTAACATTCTTATTTATAATTATTTCTCCGCCTTCAACATTAATATTAATTCCACCCTCATCATGTGAAGGTCCATTCATTTTACCACCATCTTCCATTGTCTGCCAGCCACTTACATCCATTTGAGCCTTATACATAGGATGGTTCGGTCTGAAATCGGCACCTTTTCCAACTATTCCACCTTGTGCCGCTTTAGGTTTAGAATGGCTCCAACCTTTCTTTTTTAAAGCTAAATGTTCTTTATAAGTATTAGCTTTTTTAGACTTGCCATCACCATACATCATATGTGGTTTAAATTCTTTTTTAGCCATTATTATACTACGCCTCCGTTATAACTAAATTATCCCATGTCACATTATTTCTTGCCTCTACTGTTGCTAAAGATATAAAGTAAGAGCTTCCAGTTGGAGTAAATCCAAATGTAACAGTGCCAGTACCTGTAACATTTTGACTTTTATGTGTACTATCTCCAGCCGAAGTACCAATCCATACTTTACCTTCAGTCCCTATACCAAGAGTAGCTCCAATTGAAAAATTAAGTGAAGCATTAGGCTCGCAAGTTATTTCTCTATACGCATATGCGTTGCTTGTACCACTTCCTGTAGCAACTACTAATTTATTATTTGCTAAACCATTAGAAACGCTAGCTCCAGTTGCTGCTGTCCAATCGCTAACATCACCATCATTAAAGTCTTGTGTAAATAGACTTGATATTATACGAAGTCTTCTTCTTACTTTTCTACCTCTGCCTTTACGCCCTGTATGTTTAGAACTATTTGATAACCCTGGCATATTATCCTCTATACGCTAAAACAAATTTACCAGCAGTATCAACTGTTATAGCTGTAAAATTCCCATAGATAACATCTCCTGATAATAAATTAAAATCTGTTAAACTATCTCCTATTGCAGAAGTAGCATCTATTGCAACTGCATTCGCATCAGGATTATATATTGCAACCCAATGCCCTGTCTCATCAGAACCTTGGTCTACTTTATCAAAACCATTTTGACCTAATTGAAGATTAATGCCTTCTGCTACTGTATATTTATGTATTCCTTTTGTTGCCATGTCTTCCTCCTACCCTAAGCACTGGCTGTGCGTGAATGGGTTGTTAAATTTTAAAGTTATATTTTTAGTAGATTCGGGAGCTATCCTTTATACGATAACTCCCATAGCTCTACAAGCTATTAATCCTTATTTATTCGGATTATGCAAATGGTGTAGCTGCAGTTCCTTCAGAATACACAACTGCTTCTATTTGCCACATTTTATCACTTAGCCCTACAAGTTCAACTGTTCCAGAAATGCCTGTTGTCCCACCATTCATTGTGAAAACATCATCATCTGTTTCATCTGCTGCAAAAACTTTGCATTGAGCTGCTGTACCATCAGCATCCAACATAAGAGAATATCCACTAAATAAAGTAGTTGTTGCATCACATGTAATAGTATGATTATTACTTGTAACACATCCAAAAACTATTTTAATTCTATCTCCAACATTTGGTGCAGGTAAAGTAACAGCGCAACCATCTGCGTCAGTAACGAGATAACAAAATCCGTCAGCCGCCGTAAAAGCTGCAGTTTTAGCTGAAAACTTCCAATTGTCTACTTGTTGACCGTAGCTATTACTACTTGAGTTTAATACATCACTTCTCATAATTAAGCTCCTTCTATGTTAAACAACGCATGAGTTTCAGGAAGAGAAACTTCAAGACCTGCTTCTGTTAGAATCATATCTTTTCGTAAATCTTCGTCAGCTTGTTGTACATTAGTAGTTATTGATGTATCACGATTCACACCGTTACCAACTAAAGGTCGGTAAGATACATGGTCTAAATCAACTAAAGCCATAAAAGTAGAAGCTAGTCCTCTAAATAAAGGCTCTTTTACAAGAGTCATGTCACCATGAACTGTTTCTATTTTCATCACTTTATGACCGAAAGAACCTTTGCCTGATTCAAAATTATAAGCAAAAGGATTGCTGCTGTGACCCAATGAAGCATCAACAAAAGCGCCATCTCCAAGCTTATTAAATAAAGAAATTACAGGTAAAGAACATAAAGCCAATTTAGAAGATGCTCCACCTCTAGCAGGGTCAAACACAACCTCTAAGTCAGAAAGGAAGTTATCATATGTCATACTGCCTGAAGCTATAGATTTATGATAAGCTTTACCTTCTGAATAAGAAAGCTGAGTTGAATCTACTGCAGGAGTTCCACCTTCAGCAATAATATGACCAACGATACCTTCAGTATACTGTGTTCCACCAACTGAAGCTCTTTGACCAAAAAGCATTGCTCTTTCAATATCCATTTTATGTTCTCTTAATTTAAGATTCCATATTCTTTGCCATTCATCAGCATATCCACGATAAACTGTTGCTCTAGCTGTATTAGACATTTCACAAGCTGTTTTAAAGATTTGGGTATAACCATAATCATTGTCTAGCTCTTGAGACCATACATCTGGAGCGCCTGAACCTTCTGCGTAAGCTGTACCAATTACTTGGCAATTTACAGCTGTACTTGAGCCATCAATAGAAACTGCTGATGTTGAATTTTCACGCAACCATCTAACTTCTATCTCTGTAGCAGAATTTACTGCAGTAATTACACATGTTGCTGCATTTGTTCCTTCACCCATACCAGAAATAGTTGATGAAACCATCACAACCATTCCCTTAATTAACCATGGTGAAGAAGATACAGTCATAGTGTCTGTAGTGTCTTCTGCTATAGCTCCTAAATTACTTGATGTAGTAAAAGTTCTATCAGTTATAGATATTTTAGTTCTATCTTCTAAAAATCTAAATTGACTATCTGATGTTGGAACTTTTCCTACTTTTGACAAATATACAAAAAACGGAGACTCTTCTGGGGATAACTCTGCGACTCTATCACTAAAGTCATACAGTCTTCTTGATGGTATCGTACTATCAATTACCGCACCAGGAGTACCGAATTTTACTTGTCCACTATTATAAGTAGCCATTATTTCTCCTTAGTTATTTTTTTACAATACGTTTTTACGACTACCAGCTTTTAAAACGCCATCCCACATTTCATCAACATCATTTTTAACATTAGGAGTTTCACCACCTAATATTCCTCCATAAGCAGGATTATTCTGTGTTTCCCTAACATGGTCCAATGGGCGTGGTGCAGCATTAGTTTGGCTAGCATCGCTTTCATTATTCTCATTACCAGATACAGCTTGCCACATGTTTAGAACTCCATCAATGCCATATTCGGCAGGATTTTTAGATGCAAATTGTACAAAATCATTAATCTGTTCGTCATTTAAACCACGTTTAACTAACTCACCTTTTAATGTTTGCATATTTTGTGTTTGTTTTACATCACTAACTTGTTCTGAAACTGCCGATTGAACTACATCAGACATTTCTTGCATTCTGTATTGATATGATTTTGAAGACGGTTTATTATAGGCTTCCCATGGGTCAAATTCATCTTTCTCTAAAGTTATACGCTGAGGTCCTTGTGGTTGGCCACCTACATCATTCGCAGCCATATTAGTTACGACTTGAGTGATGTCTGGACGTGACTCCAAAAATTCCCCTATTTTTTTATAATCTTGTAGTTGTTGATTTTCTTGATACAGTTTATCCTTTTCTGATTGAAAATATTTTGCCTGTTTCTCCCAGTCAGAACTCTGTTCAGTTGTTTGCCCTTCTTCTACGCCTGTGGATTCACCAATTGCTTGATTTCCACTATCTTGATTTGTCATAATAGACTCTCCTTTTACAATGTCTCTTCAGGAGTTTCACCAGCAGGACCTGTGGCCCCATTCATTCTGATTTTCTCCCTTTCGAGGTTAACTGTGTCTTTTAGCCTACCAACAGATAATTTGTTAGCAGACTTTGTTTCTAGTTCAATTTGTTTTAATCTTCCTTTAAATTTCTCAACTTCAGTCTTTTGATTAGATTGAACAGTCTCTCTTTGAGCTGTTTGTAGGTCACCAGAAACTTTTTTAACTTGTTCTTGTAACTGACCTATCATATTTTGAAGTTTTGCAATTTCATCAGTTCTTGACAATACTCCCTCCTTATCAAATATTTCTGTTTTCTTGAGAGCTTCCGTTCTATCGATAAGCCCAGCTTGATAAGCTTCCATATATATTTGCCATTCCCCCCATTTATTAGAAGGCATTGTTGAATTTCCTATAACTCTTATATCAAACTGACCTTCAGTAATATTATTTTCAATAGACTGTAATGCCATAGTTTTATCATCATATAATCTTTTATTTATTGTATATTCATTTAAATCATTATTAGGCTGAACAATTCTTACTTTTTTTTCAAAGTTATAATGAGATTTAGATAAATTATAAACAACCTTTCCTAATCTTTTTAAACTTCCTTCAATGTCACGTAATTTAGATTTACTTCTTCTTTGCCCAAAATCTTCCAACATCATAGTTCCTGAAGATGTAGTAGGAGCAACTTCTGTATTTCCTTGCATCATTTCAAATATACCCATATTTAAATCTATATATTTTTCGATTAACTGAGGTAACTGCATAATTGACGATGCTAAAGGTTGAGGTGAAGGAAAATGTGGCTCCCCAAAAGAAGGGTCATATTCAATTGTAGCATTTGGATTCGCCCAATCCCTTTCAAGCTCTTCAATATCTTGAACGCTTCCTTGAGGGATAAGTAGTTTGAGACCAGAACTTGCCTGTGCATGAGAGGTAATAAGAGACACTGTCTTATTGAGGAACCTTTGAAAATCTTTATTTTTTCTAACATCGCTCATCGGATAAGGTGTATTTGTCCAAATATTAGGAATAGGAATTACAGGATATGTATCTGTATCTAATATTCTTTCGTATAAAACTATTTGCCCAAGAACGCAACTTTGTTTAATTCTAGTTTGTTGAACTTGAACAAAATCTAATAAACCTTGTTTTTGAGCTTCAACAACTTCTTTTTGAGACATTAATACTTCTAATCCTTCTTGGTCAATAACTTGAGTTTGACCTGTTTGCATATTAGCTACTCTATAATAAGGGACTTTTACTTTAGAATAAAATTCTATAAGCCTATATTTTTCAGACTGTTGAGATGTGTCATAATCTTTAACAACATCTGGAGTAAATGATTGAGATGTATATTTATTAGTAGAATTAGGATAATCTTCATCATCACGCATTGTTTCAATTAAATCTATTAACTGCTTTTCTTGACCTTCGGGTACTTCTAATAATTGAGGGTATAAATCTAATAACTGAAATTTAGTTAAGATGCTAGATACCGCTATTCCAGAAGCATCATCAAAATATCTATGCCTAGAATTTGGGTCTACTGCAACTCTAAATGGATTTATATTTGAAAATTTAACTTCACCTCTACCATAATCAGCTTCTTTATCTACATAAGCATAAAAATATCCAAGACCTGTAACAGCATAATCATGAACAGATTGTTTAAAAACTTCGTCTCCATCTGATATGTCCCATATATATTCTAATAAAGTTTTCCATATATTTGCTAATTTATTATCAGAATCTTCTCTAGCTACAGCAGAAAATTTAGGAGGTTTAGATGTTATTATAGCTTTAAATTGTTCTATAGCTGAATAAAGTCTATCCATTGGCATACTTGACTGATTACGTTCTTGTAACGCATCAACTTCTTCAGGAGAAAAATGATTTCCTAAATAAAAATCTACATCTTCTCTTGCTGCTGCTTCCCAATCTTTACGTGCATCAGTCCAACGTCTATGAAAATCTTTTATAGCTTTTGCTCTTTTATCTTCTTTTATCATAGTATTTAATATAAAAAATATTTGTATTAATAATCAATAGTTATTATATTCTAGTTCCAGAAATCCAATTATAGCGCTTTTTCCTTCTGAACCAACCCTTTTTTCCTTTTTCTTTTACAACTTTTCCTGCACTTGGGTTACCTTTTGCAAATTGAGTAGCTAACCAAAATGCATCTATGCAATCATCATGAGACCCTTTAGGGAAATCAAGAAGCTCTCCAATAAACTCATGCATATTCTTTTTTAAATGAACAGCTCCAGCTTTAAACATAGGTTGAAGCCCTTCAAATAATCTATCTTTCTTTTTCTGATTTCCATAATTTTTAATACCTTTATGAATGCCAGGAAGAAATAATCCCTCTTTTTTAGAGCGTTTCATTATATAATCTCTAAGCATTTCTTGATATGCTATAGTTTCAATATTTATTCTTCTGATTGGCGAGTATCGTTTAGCGATTTTAAATATCTCATCGGCACACTCCATTGGTAAGACTCGTTTCCTCCAATACTCAATAATGTAATAATCATTATCAGCGGTAACACCAATAACCATAATAACACTATAATCAGCCCTAGAGCTAAGCGTGCTGGCAGGGTCAACGCCGATATAAATGTTAACAAAAGGTTTTGTTCCGTCATCGAGTTCCAAAAACCACGAATCCGCTTCACTGCTAAATTTAATTTTTCCTTTATAATAGTTATCATTAATATCCTCCTCTTGGAATATTTGGTCTTCAGGAGATTTTGCTTGATTCATAAATTCTTGATAAAATTTACCTGCAACCCCCGAATCTATATAAAATTGCTTTCTTTCTTCTAGTTTTTTAAGAGGCCAACGACTAGGCCATAAAGGTTTACCATTATCAAGAATAGCTTTATAAGTAAGTACATCCCACGAATATTCTTCGCCTGTTTTTCCTGCTTCCTGATAACTTCTCACTATATTATTTAAAAAACTATCGTAATGTACTATTGTTCCATTACACCATAGAAACCCCTTTTTATCAAAATCAATAGCAGGATATACAGCAGCTGTAACCCAATCTTTTATATTTTGTCTCGAATCAGGGGTTTTGGTATTAAGTTCTGATTCAAAATCATCAAGAACAATACCAGTATATCTAGTAGATAACTGTTTTTTACCACGCAATCTTTGTGAAGCACCCTTAGCAATCATTCTGCAACCATTTTTTGTAGTAAACTCAGTTTTAGTCCATTTGTCTCCTTCAAGGTCCCCAAAATAATAGTGAATAGCTGGATTATCATATATATGGTTTTGAAGCCACGCAACATTATCAGTAGCTTGGTCTTGAGCTTCACCAACCCAACATATAAATTCAGGCTCTTCTTTAGTGGCGAACAACATACGATGAAGAATTGCAGTAGCAGCTAAAGTAGATTTAGCATGGTCTCTAGGCAAAACTAGAGCTAATTGTTGTACTTTTTTATCTAAAAGTTTTTTACCCACTTCCTCGTGGAATGGGGGCGTCGCAGACGCCAAAAAATCTTGTGGGGAAAATAATTTTCCGAAAGTTATTAAATCGTTATAAGCAAGATGAAGTGTTTCTTCATTTTTACTGACATTGCCATTAAGGTTTAAGTTGGCCACTTATTTTTTAAATTTTTTAGGGAATAATATTTTACGTATATCGAAATCTTTAGACCTGTCTCGTGTTGGATTCGCTTTTAAACTTTCATTTAGACTGCCTTCACCACGTAAAAAGGTGCCAATAACGTCATTAATAAGGCCATTTATCAATGCTACACCTAAAGCACCACCAAACATTCCTACGTTTTTTGCGACTCTTGCAGGACCTTTAAGAGGATTATTTATATTCCATGTAGGTTTTTTTTGGTTTTTAAAATTAAGTTCTTTTTTCAAATCTTCTGTCAATCTCTCTAACATATAAGGAGGTCTTTCTTTTCCTAATTTATCAGCAACACCTTTAGCTGAAACAGATGGTCCAAAAAAAGGAATATTATATATAGGTAAACTTTTATCTTTACCTACTTCAGTATCTTTTATAACTTCGCCACCTTTATATATTTTCATTTTATTGAACCTCCTTCACTATATTACTTAAAGCTTTTGCTCTGTTAGGAGTTTGTCTAGCCCACAAGCTATCAAGCATTTCTTCTGAAGCCTCTCCCCATTTTTTGTCTTGCAGGTAAGATATAGTTTTTTTAAACTTTGAGAATCCTGTTACTCCTAACTGATAACACATCTCTAAAACAACATCTTTGATATGTGGAGGCATATATTTAAACCAAGAAAACTTATTTTCTACTCTATCTTTAAGGTTTTTAAGCTTACGAACCAATATTTCTTCACAAATATCTTCGTCAAGCTCTAAATCTTTAATTGCAAAACCATACCCTATAGTATCTATACCTAAACTGTCCTTATAAACCATGGCTTTGTATCCTTCATTTTTTTTTACGCTTTCTAAAAGACTCATATATTATTTCCTTATTTAAGTTATTCCTCTACTAACTTCCATTGGCATAATATACGTAACTTTATTGTTAAAATCAAATTCTGTGTTGCAATATGGACACATCCAACCTACACATTCATCATTTTCATCTAAAAGTCCTGCTCTTTTAGAGTATTTATCGTCTAAATACAGTTCTTTATCACAAACAATACAAGGGTCTATCTTATCTTTAGCCTTCTTTTTCTGCGTGTGCGATAACTTTTGTTTCGTTTCCATTTTTTATTGCTTTCATTTGTTCGGGGGTAAAACCAGCCCATACAGTAAGCTGCTCTTGTTTCTTTTCTGTGTCGAATAAACCCGATATTTTAGATAAAGACTCTAAAGAACGCAATTTATCACCATCACGTTCAGCTAATTCTGCAATATCTTTATATCGAGCAATAAGCCATTCAGGTGTAACACCTTCTTCATGAAGTATATTTTTTATTTCTTCTTTTACCATTTGTTGAACCTTTTCTTTTTTTAAAATTTTTTGTGATTGAGTCTTTATATAGTTTTCACTCTTTGCAGAAGGGTAAGCTTTCTTAAAAGCTTCTACAACCTCCATACCAGAAGCTACATATTGAGCGAACATAAACTCTTTACCATTCATTTTATTCTTAGAATACTGCCTTTGAGCATCATAAGTACCCGAAAATGAGTATATACACTCAGCAATACCCTCTTCACCAAGCATTTTTCTCTTTTTAGAGTTAACAAAATAAGTTCCACACACAGTTCTGACAAAAGGTTTGCCAGCAATAAACCCTTTTTTTAGGATTTGACATACATATCCATCATCTGTACAAGCCCATTCACCATCTTGAGCATCTCTCCAATCACTAACAGCATAACCACCTTTATTGAATACCTCAAATTCTTGCAAATTATCATATAAATAATGATTAACGCCTTTGATAGTTTTAAAATCCATATAATAATATAAGAAATCATTAACTTTTAAACAAAAAATAAAAAAATATTTTGGACATTAGGTACATTTGTATATATATTAAGACCTCATCACATGTGTATATTGGTTGAAAACTTGTTCCGCATGTGTTTTAAGTGGTTAGAACAAGGGGTATATAAAGCCACAGGTCAGTCGAAGGTAAGAAGGCCATATTAGAGTTTCATTGAACTAAACATTGCTTACCCGCTTAATAAACAATGAATTATTAAGTATCCAATTGCACAGGCTCCGAAAAAGCAAGGAACAGGATAGGAAGAACCAGGTATAGTTACCTAGGGGTAAGACTTCTCTATCCTAAACCCACCAAAAAAGCAAAGTTAGTTATCTAATAAAGACAAAAATCATAAATTTCAAAAAATAATATCAGAATGGGTGTCTCTCTTTTTATACGAAATACCCACCCCCTTCTTTTGTTGCTCCCCTCCCCCGTTTTCGTTGAAAATTTCATTAAAAAAGCATATACAATATATATTTATATTATACAAGATAATAATTGTAATAAATTGTAACAATATGTAATAATACTTGACTTTGTCAAAAACTGGATTTAGTTAGTGTAACAGATTGTAATAATACTTGACTTTGTTATATTTTATTTTAATCCATTGTAACAGATTGTAAAAACTATTGACTTTA